GAGAATTGCATCTGGCTTTTCCATTTCAATCAAACGACGAATTAACATTGGATCACCATATCCGTCATTACAAAGAATTTTAATGGACGCGTCTTCTACACCAGTTAACTTTCTAGCGTCATCTGACAAGTCTAATAGTTTTCCCTTTTCTGGATGATTGATTGCAGCACCAACTTGGAACCAATCGTATTTGTGAGCAGTACCTAAAACCATATCACGAGATACAGTTGCAATTCCTGATGTGAGTCGTTATCGAAGGTCATCGCTAAGGAGAAGAATCTTCTTCTTCCTAACGTGACCTTCCGAGTCCTTTCTTACTTGTTCTGACATATCAAAACCTTTAGTTTAATTACGAAACTTATTTACAATAAATATTAATATACGAAAAATTGATTACAATAACAAGTGTGGCTTTGCTTCAATCAAACCATTTTGGGTAATCAAAACGTGATTCGAATTTGAGTGAAATTCTGAAATAGTTGTTGCGTTTACATAAGACATGGAAGAACGAACGCCGTCTTTAATATCATTAATAATCCGTTCAACTTTACCCTTGTATGGAATCAACTTTGAATTACCTTCAACATTCTTTTCCTCAAGTCCGTGAACTTGTTTTACTTCCGCCGATGCAGAACCACGATACTTCTTGAAGAGTTGTTCGTTTGGCCACATTCCCATTCTTTCAATTTCACCAGGACTTTCACGAGTCCCAGCAAGAAGTGAACCCAACATTACAGAATCAGCCCCAAGTGAAAGTGCCTTTGCAACATCACCTGTCATACGAATACCACCGTCGGCGATAACAGGGACATCAATTCCAGATTCTTCCACGGCACGAATTGATTCGATGAGTGCAGTTACTTGTGGAACACCAACACCTGTTCGGATTCGCGTCTCACATAAGCTATTGTGAACAATTATACCATTGATGTTATACGAATGATCTTTTTCAACAGTCAAGTCGTAAACTGTACCATCATATTGTTTGCGTTCAATCTTTTCTATTTTCTTTAGCTTGAATTTCATACATAACCTTTTGTTTTACTAGTTCAACATTATTTTTCAATTCGTCTTCCCACACATATAATACAGAATACCCGTGGTCTTCGGCATAAGATTTTTTCTCATTGTCCCTTTGTATCTTGAATCTTTGTCTATCACTTATCGGTCCATTGGGATACATTTTTGGATTACAATGCCAGTAATCACCTTGAACTTCTATTATGATATTTGATTCCTTTACTCTAAAATCATATTGGTATCTTTTCCCCAATATAAAGTTGTAATGATTTGGTATGGATAACTCAGAAAGAATTGACTTCATGATTTTTTCTGGCTTTGTCATTCTGTATCGGTTCGAGGATAATCTATTCAATGCCAACTCTCTTTGTTTATTTTTTACACTTGGATTTGATGAGTATATCCTGTTTGCATTAGATATTACCAGTATTGTATCCTCACTGTGAGTTTTTCCATAGAATGGATTTTTTTTACCACTCATACGGTCTGAATGTTTTTTATTTCTGATTGAAAGATATTCTTCAAATTTATCATTTCCAATTTTATCCCTAACTATATCTTTCCACGATACACCGAACATAGGATTTTTTTCACCATCATATTTTCCAACTTTTACTTCACTCTGAATTTGCCTTGTCTTTTCAGAGTGTTTTTTACCGTAGAAAGGATTTCTTTCACCTGTTACTGAACATCTATTGCAAAGGTATGGGGTGTGGACAAATCTTGATTTATAAGTCGTATTTACTCCATGGCCACAGTCAGAACAAATGGCAAGTAATTTAGATTTATCAGATTTGATTTCCGTCAATGGTGTTTTTATTATTCCATCATCGGATACCATTATCCTAAACTTTGATTCAATAAATGTTCGAGTATATGCAACCCCATCATATATTATCGTGGTTTTCATCACTTCCATAAACAATCTCCAATATCATATCCAATACCAACCCGTTTACTATAAATATGATGAAACCACAAAACTATTCAAGTTCAATCAAAAAATATTCATCCGTAAGTTCACCGGCGGGTATCCATTCCGCATATTGATGTATGTTGTCTTGATTTACAATGTCAGCAACCGATTGGTGAATAACATAAAATTCGTGATTGGATGTTGATTCTATATCGTTGACTACGACTATTTCTTCGTTCTTATTATACTCAAACTTATTTATCACTTGATGCATTTCACCAGTGTGCGTATAGACAGAATCCCCAATACTAACATCAACGATTCGTTTCAATCCATCTGTTGTTTTTACCAACATATCGGGTGTAAAGCAACCATTTCCGATACCAACACGAATCGCATCGGCTCCCCACTCAACAAGATTACGAGCACCATCATATGTTGCAACATTACCAGCGATTACGTCAACATACTCCGGTAGATTTTCCTTACACCATTTGATTGCGTCTCGAACTTGTTTTGTGTTTCCGTGAGCAACATCAATAAGAAGAACAATCGCACCGGCGTTAGCAAGTGCAATTGCACGTTCTTGATAATCACCCGTTGCACCAATAGCAGCACTCACGAGTTTTTCTTGTTCTTTAACTTTCAGAACGTGTCTAACTTGTTCTTCTGTTTTCATAAAACGATGAATGATACCAACTCCACCATAAGATGCAATAGCGAGTGCCATTTTTGAATCTGTAACGGTGTCCATCGGTGAAGCAACAAGAGGAGTTCCTATGGTGTATCGTTTTGTAAATCGTGTGGTCAATTCACATTGACTTCGACTTTCTATCTCTGAATACTTTGGGATGATTTGCAAATCATCAAACGTGTATGAATATTTCATTTTACTTTATCCTATTTTCTTTTGGACATAAATCATATCTGTCTTTGAATTCACACCACTTACAGTTCTTATTCTTTTCACCGGCGGTTGCTGGGTGTGTAATATCTGTTCTCTTATTTCCTTCTTCATCGAAGTTTGTTACCACAAAGTTTTGAATTTCTTTGAGGATGTTTCCTTGTGATACCTTACCGTGAGATGGTTCAAATCGTTGAACACGTTTTCTCATCGCGGCATACTCCGCACTCTCGTCAATCTTTCTCTTCAAGATAAGATACTCAACAACAATATCATCAGGGTCGATGTTGAATTGTTTTGCATAGAATGTCTTGTAAAGAACAAGTTGAGACACCTTTGTTTTGTCTGCCTTCATATACTTGTTCCAACCACTTGTTGATGTTTTGAAATCGTAGATATGAATCATACCTGTCTTTTTATTCTTCATCACAAGGTCAAGGAATCCAACAAGACGAACTGTTGGGTGTGATTCAACGGGAACAATATTGATTGGCGATTCGATTCCAACAAGTTCCCATTCATTCTTTGTGAAGAACTCATCTCTCTTTGATTTGAACCAACGGATAATTTCAATACCATCTATAAGGTATTCTTGCATTTCATCCTTATCAGAGAAATGTTCACCACCATTTTCTTCCAACGATTCTTTGTAAACTTCTTGCATCTTTTCTTTGAGAAGAGTTTCAAGTGGAAGTTCGTTTGCCTCTTGAACGGTTGCACGATACATAATCTCGATATACATTTGGAGAACTTCGTGCATAGCAGTTCCAAACACAAGTGCAAGAGAAGGTGAACCAACATCAACCTTGTCAATGTAATTCAACTTCCAACGGTGTGGGCATCCCTTCCACATTTGGTATTGTGAAAAGGAAATTTTTCCAGCAGCCATTACTTACCCCACTTCCCGTTTTGAACGAGTTGTGCAATAATACCGTATACTGAAATATCCTTGAATGTATCGTCGAGTGATTCACCGACTGCATCCACTGACCCAAACATAATCATTTGCTTGTAACGATTGATTTTATCATTGAGACGAAAGAACAAACCTTGAAGTGATAATTTTCTATCATTCTCCCGCTCAAGAGTTGTGCCTAACGAAATATTGTCAGGACCATAATTCGATTGCTTACGGCAAAACAATTCATACTGTTCACGTTGAATACGTTTGAATTCTTCTGTCATTGCTGGGTACTTTTCTTCCATCTGTGCAACTATATCATTCGGGTCTTTCTTATTACCCAAGTCAATTTCTTTTATCGCCATTTTAGTTGTCCTCATTTTATTGTTTTCATTTGTTTCTTGAATTTCTCAATGTCTTCTTTCTTTGTTCCATACGATTCCAAGATAGAGACCAACTCATTTGGATTGATACGAACTAGGTCTATAATATACTCATAAATCAGTTTCTTTCCAACTTGGAAATGTTGGCGGAATATCTCTACAAACTCTTGGTCAATCTCGATCTTTGTTTTCTTCTTTGTGTATTTCAAAAAGAAAGATGTCTTTGGTAGAGCATCAAAGAGAAGATTGTAATAATCTTTTGATGTGAGGATTCCGTTGGAGTACTTTTGAAACTCATTGATTGCTTCTACCAATTCCATCTCCATAGAAAACCAACGTGAAACAATAAAATTGTTCCACGTCTTTTGGTCTTCGGCTGAAAGAGTGTCCCATTTCTTTTTGTCTTTGGTCACTCCCTTAATATGGTCAAATAAGTTCCGAGCCATTACCTGGTACCTTTGGTAGAAGTTCTTTTGGAATAGTTCCACACTCAATACACGCAAATGTTTCAATAGGAATCAAAGACTCTCTACCATTTGGTGAAACAAGTGCAGACAATTTCTTGAACATAAAAACAGTATTGAAGAAATGACTACCACAATTTGGACAAGTTAAATCTTGTGCTTCATTTAGATTTACATTAACTTTTTGTTGAGGTGGTTGTCCACCACCAATATCAAATACATTGCTCATATTACTTCCTTTGGTCAATTTCCATAATAAGTTGAATAAACATAGACATAGCATTTATTTCGTGGTCAACTACCATTGCATCCTTATATTGTGATTCCGCGATGATAACAATAACAGTGGATACAAATCCGTTGGC